TAATTGTATAAGCTCTAACAAATCTTTGTACCTTATTGTTGCGTATATCTCGCCTCTATCTTGTTTGATAAGAGTGATGTCGCAACTATCAGGTGGTAGAAGATATTGAGCTATTTTATTTCTTACTTTGCATTGAACCTTCATCTCTCTTTCTTGGCTCTCGCTTAGTAAGTATTTGATTAATACGTCTACTTCAGGGTCTTGACCTAAACTTCTTCCGTCACTGCCCCAAGCTCTTTTAGCTTTGAATCCCATACTCTCAGCTATATCGACACAATCTTTCTCAAATCTGTTACCTTTGGCTTTAGACTTACTTGGCATAATGTCCTCACTTTAAATTCTTTAATTTTCCTATATCCCAATGTTTTGCTAACTTCATTAGGCTGTCTCTGAATTTAATATTTTTTCTTTGCCACTGTCCAGATGTATATACGGAATGTACATCACACTCAGACAAGACTACATCATCGTTTGGATGAAAGTTGTGAGTTACATAATATGCGATAGCAAGCTTACCTGCTGCCGTCCAGTTGTCTACTAGTCTTTGTAATACTAGTTTTTGTCCGATAGTAAGGTCTTTACCTTCTACCTTACATTCTCCAATAAGTAAAAACTTATTGTCTACTTCAAAGACAAAGTCAATATCTGTAGGAGATATCACTCCGTCTTGCAATCCATTGAAAACTATAGGTTGATTGAACCTTTTTCTATATTTTATTAGGTCTTCCAAAATTTTTCCTTTCGAGAATGCCCCTAGAAGCTCGTAAAATTATTTTTTCGATATAACTATCGTCTAAAAAACGATAATCAATTCTAGATATATTCTCGTTCATTATTTTAATTTTTTGTTAATTTTTACTACATCGTACTCAAAATCAAAGAAAAATCTTTGTTTTGACATAATAAAACCTTCTTCTTGTACTAAATCTATTATTCTAGATAATTCTTTAGGAGTTATTGCATATTTATATATAGCTTCCCACTCGCATATACTTCCTTTAGTCATTAGAATCTCCCTGACTATCTTTAGATTTCTCATCTACTATCTCCTTATATCTTAAACGAAGTAAGTGAACGAGAAGCTTTTCTTCTCGCTCACCTATATCGTCTATCTCCTTGTCGCCAAAGTGCCATCTTTTTAAAATGACAACTTCTCTTTGTCCTTTGTCATAACCCATAAGGTCTTCAAAGGATTTCATTATTCTGTTCCAAGTCGATATTTTCATTAGTCGCACGTTTCACAGTAAGATGGACCTATAGCTACTGCTGCATTTTTTAGAACGTCTTCTTCGCTTAGATTTGACGCTCTTTCCTCAGATGAGAATTGAGACTGAAAATCAGTTTTGATTTTATGTCTTAATGCAGCTAAGGCTTTATCTTCGCCTTCTCTTCGATGTTGTTCTAACATCTCTATCAAGTCCATACATTCTTGTTTGCTTAGTTTTAAGTTATACATTAAAACGGCAGCTCCTCGTCTTTCATCGGAGCGACTCTGTCTTTAGATTTAAAGACGTTTACAGCTAAAGGAGTAACTCTCTCTTCACCTTCACTGTTAGTCCACTTATCGTGAACGACTTTGATAGTTACAGGATTGCCTGAAATATCAGACTCCATAAGGTATGGTAATTGGTACCTACCCTGTTCGTCTTTTTCCATTTCATATCCACAAGCTTCTGCAAAAATCATATATCCTTTATTATTACCTTGATTATCTTCAAGATTAGGATGTTTCTTTTTGTCAGGAGTCTTGAATCTAAAGTAACCTTTTGACTTTACCTCTCTACCTTTAAAAGTAGGATGATTTTTGTCGTCAATAGTATATATAGCTTCAAAGATGTCGCTAATATATTTGCCTTTCACAATGATATCTTTCTTTGTATTTAGCTTCACTACGTTCGCTTCAAAGGTTCCTTCAGGTATTGTTTCGTATTTACTTCCTGATGTGTCTTCTGTAGGGTTGTAGAACGCTACATTAGAATCTAAGTCAGAAAGCATATCTTTCACATTACTCATTTTTTGCTCCAGTAAGTTTAGACATTACTTTATCGTAATTGTCCTGGTTTATCTTTCCAGACTTTAGTGCATCATACACTTGGTCTGCTTCTTTCTTATTTTCCATATCTCCAATAACATCCATAAGATTATTTACTTGGACATCACCAAGTCTCTTATCTACATATTGCTTTCGATATACATCATCAGCTACATTACATAGTCTGTTGACTGCAACTTTGAATGCGTCTGAGTTTGCAGCTTTTAGGTCATTACCTAAGTCTACATAACCACTACCACTTCTAGCTACAGCTATTCTGTGTGCAGCAACTGAGTCAAAACTACGTGGCACACCTTCGTCCATAACTTTAAGACGTCCGTGAACTACAATAGCTTTATCTCCAAGAGTTTCATATTTCACTACTTCCCAAGACCAAATAGGATAATGTTGATTTAGTCGCCAACGCATATATCCTTCATCTACATAGTCAAAACCATTTTTGCTTTTAACTACATCTTGCGGAGTAGGTATTTCTGAAACGTGTTGGTGTTTTGCCGTTAGATTTACGTCTGCATCGCTCAATGATTCAATATCAGATTGATACATATCTAATTCACTCATTTTACCCATTTATACTCCCATTGTTGTAAGGACATAAGTTTCGTACGTCGCAATATGCTTCACACTTCTTACCGTCCCAGGTTTGTTCTTTACTACATTGTTGAGGTAAGTTTCCAGTGTCTAGAGCTTTTAATAAATCATCTCTAGCTTGTAAAAACTTAAACTCTAACACTTCATCGTCATACTTTGGCACTTCTATTAGATAGATATGTCTGTCTAGCCCTCTATCTCTAGATACAGCTAGTCCACCGTCTCTTAAGGTAACCTGAATATACATATGTTCTACATCATATCCAGCTTTCTCCAAAAGATATCTATACCAATTTACTTGCCAACCCCAGTCTCCGAAGTCTGCTAAACCTTCATCTCTGTACCATTCTTTTATTTGTTTTGGAGTACCTTTTTTACCCCACTTGCCAGAGATTTTGTATTTTGCACCAGACGGGTCTGGTACTAGTCTATATGTCATCCCTAATAGTTGAGCACACTTGTAAGAGCCAGTGTTTTTATAATCTAGCAACGTCTTAGTCTCCTTATCATATAAGTCGGCTATACCAGTTATATCAAACTCTTCTAGCTTTTCTTCTAACATATGTCTATCGTCTTCGTGTTGCTCGAGTTTAGCGTGGTGCATTGTTCCTGCTAAAGAAAACGCTCTATCTTGTGGATTCACATAATATTCTTTCGTTCTCTTTAAGTAGGACTCACATGTACCGACAAGCAACTCTGTAGTAGACGGCTTTCTATTAGGGTCTCTTTCTTTCGACATTTCAATTAAAGTAGGTAATGACATACCCATTTTAACAATATCGACATTGCCCTTCCTTACGTCTTCAAACGTTACTTTATCTCCATTTGGGTAGAGAAAACCAATTGCGGGCATTCTTTGTCTCCTTGTTATTAACATAATCTGTCATCAGACTATGTAGTTTGTCTTTAATTGATACACCTTCTTTCAATGTCTTAGACTTAAACTTTATCCAAAGTTGTTTATCTACGACAAAAGATGTTTGGTATCTGTTTTTCATAAGTGTAATATAGTTATAAAGTTTTACCATAGTCAATATAAAGTTTATAAGTCAAGCTTCATAAGTTTTTTATCAACTTTTTCTTTATCACCTTCAGGTATATAATCAAAATAAGCACATAGTATATTATATCCTTTTTTATACCTTTCATAGTTTCTAAAGTTTTTGTCGCAATCACTTATTACTTTTGCGTGTTCTTCTTCTAATTTTTCTAAATAAAGAAGTAGTGCGTCTAATTCTTTATCTACTCTTTTAAACTGCTCATAACCTTTACTCATTTGTACCTCCGTCTATTCCCTTGCCTTCCATTCCTGGAAAAGGTCTAGGCTCACTGTGTTCGTCTAGTTCGTGATTTTCGCCAGTATTCCTGTCGACGATTTCACTACTCCAACCTGCGCCATTTATGTATCTAGTTTCAATTCTATATCCTAGACTATGCAACATAGACGTAGATTTAAGTATATCTCTTTGTAACTTTATCGCTTTTTTTGCTCTATCTTTACCCATTTGTCCTCCTGGTTAAGTATATAGTATCCTAGATTGTTATTAACTCTCTCTAGGTCTCTTATTAATCTTCTCATTTTTTCAGTAAATATAATATTATTCTTATTTAAATGACTTTCGTGTTTTATAGACCACGTCTTGTCTACTATCTTCTTCATCTTTGTACTCCTCGCACAATTCACATTCGTTAATATAAATCTTTGGCTCATCGCCGTCGCAGGCATTCCCGCAGTCGCATTGGACTGCAGGAGTATATATGCCATAGTTGTCTGCATACTCTTCTGTGGACAAAAATTGTAAATAGTCACTCATATGCAGACTCTTTGTTGCTTACAAAATTTTATGGCAGACAAAGGCGCCAACCAATAAACGCATTTGCTAAGGCAAGGTATACCTATGTATACGGCTAGTCCTTTATCTAGCTTAAATTGTTTATGTAATCTGTCTGCCATAATTCAATATAATAATAATTTTTCGAAAGTGCAACATCTATCTAGCTAGTATATATATATTTCAATAAAAAAAATTTTTATAGACGTAAAAAAGACACCGACGTTAGATAATTTAACTTGTTAATATATTAATATTGTCAATGCCTTAATTACGTCTATAACCTACGCAAATGGTAAAGGCTCTAAGTATTCGCCTACCCTAGAGTATCGTCTACCTATCACTTCTCTATTCTGTTCTAGTATGTCGTACTCTCTTTGAGTATATCGTACACTAGACGAAACATTGCGATTTACGTATTCGTGTACTAGTCTGCAAACGTGTTGTTGGACGTCTGCTTCGTCATAGATGTATCTCCAATGTCTATTGCTTCTTGGACGTCTACAACCAAGTTCGTCCCACTTGACAAGTCTGTTTCTAGTATCGTCTACAAGTATAAACGTTTCTGTTGCTTTACAATATTCATACCACTGGTCTATTTTGCCATAACAACGTTTTAAGTGGTTGTGGTCAAAATATTCATCATTACGTCTATTGTAGTATCTATTGTAATAGAAATCTCTTGTAGACTTTGGTATGTCAAATAAGTCCATCATACTATCAAACGTCAAGCATTTGTCTTGTCGTGCATACCAAGGGTTTAAGTAATGGTACCCATAGACAATAGCATACAGACTTACATCTGTACTTAGTCTATGATAGTCCCTTAACTTACGATATAGTATATGTAGTTCAGGGTCAGACTTAACTTTTCTGTAGTCTGTAAGTGTTTCTTCGTGTCTTTCATATCTTGACAACACTTGTCTTTCTCTGTCTGAGAGTTTAAGTTTGTCTTGATGTAGTAAAGTTTCGTAGAAATTAGACCCTGATAGTCCATTGTCTATACCCTGTCCTATCTCATACGCAGTATCAAAGACTTGTGTCCAAAATACGACCCAATGTTTGATTTTGTCTGCGTTGAGTGTACCACTATGATATCTAATCTCAGACCCTTGATTAGCGTAAAAATGACTATGCAAATTAAGTCCATGATATCTTTTGTCGTGGTACTTCTCAGGATAATAACTATTTCCGTCGTACCAAGCCTCAATGAAATCATCTCTATCATAGACATTTCTAAGTTGTCCATAATCTTGAGAGACAGGTTGAGCCCAACGACTATTACGTCTACTAGACGGAAGCCACGTATAAACGTGTGGCTCTATCAACTTAATCAGTGCAGTTAAGACTGAAAAGTGTTTGAAGTCAAAGTCGCTTGTGTCTATATGTATATGAAGTCCACAATTACTGCTTATATAAGCGTGTGCGTCATCTTTAAGAGCTTTACATATAGTACGTATATCTGCGTCTATGATATCTCCACGTCTAGGACCAGTAACGACTTCACATCCATGTGGATGATTGCCACTAGTCACAGACGAATCTCCAACGACGTTAAAGCCAAAGTTCCCTTGTTGATAGTAAGGGTACTTACGAGTTATTCCAGACAAAACGTGTCTAGACTGAGCAATTCTACTAGTCAAACAATAATGTATATCGTCGTAGATGTCAGAATCGTAGTCATAGTAAGTTTCGTCTAAGTTGACTTCCAACTCTAAGCCGACATAACGTTTACTTTTAATTATGTCGTGAGAGTCTTTCATCCACTTCTTAGCTTTAGACTTAAACCTATGTTCGTTAGTCATCATCTCAGGGTCTGTTTGCTTGATAAGTCTACCATTATGCATACTATAACCTGAGTTCGTCGGAGTAAGAAAGTCTGTCCTTGTTTGTACGTAGCTATTGCTCATTACTTCCCACTCTACTAATTCGCCACTATGTTCATCGTCGCAAGATTCACACATATAGGCTCCTCTTGAGTCGTTCCATATCATATCGTCTCTATGTAGAGTTTCGTCGCAACCATCACAATAGTCGTAGTTGTCTTCAAAACAATCAGGACATATAGACGCTCCACTATCGTTAGAGTGTTGGTCTGCTTCGTCTGTTTCTTCTCCGCAGTCTGCACAACTAAAGTAGTTGTCATCATAACACCCTTCACAATAGACTTCGTCGTCATTGTTGTGTCTGACTTCATACTCATCGACGCTACAACCACAATTGACGCACTCTTCAATGATTTGTTGTTCATCGTTAAGTGCGTCGTTGACTTCTTGTGAAAGTCTTTCTATTCGTCTTATGGACTCAGGAGGCATTGTCTATACCTTCCGCAACGTCCATAGCAACTGCGTCGTCTGTTTCGTCGATTAAGAGTTCGTCATTTTCAGGACTAAACATATTCATTTGTCCGACATTAGCCATTACAGACTCAGGCAGTATTCTGCCGTCTATAGTAGCATACATCCAAACACCTTCTTCAGAGTCGAAAAACCATTGTTCTGCACTACCACCATAGATAGTCGCTAGGTTTTCTTGTTCGTCTCCGTACCAATCGTTCTCTTTCCAATCGTCAGGAAGAACTGCATAGTCGTTAGCCATTTCCCACTCAGTATTACCATTAAAGGAATACGTTGTGTCTGTGTCTAAGTTTGCAGTCTTTGTCTTACTAAACGAGTAAAGATTCTTATTGTAGTAGCTATTAAGACCATAACTATAGACTCTTGAATCGTATTTGAATTTAGTCTTTGTCGGATTACTACCTTCTTCGTCAAAGTTATTTATGTCGTAGCTATATAGATTATTTCTATTTAGTTTAACGACGTTAATGTCTTTTTCGTCTAACTCTGTAAATAAAAACAGAGGTTGTTCGACGAAGTCTTGTTCTGACGCAAAAAACAGAGTCTGTAAATGTTTAACGTAAGCAACATATAAAGGTCTATTAGTTTCACGACATAAGTTTAAGACATTAGGATTATCTTTGACATAAGCTAAGGCAAAGTCGCTGTCGAAATTTCTAATTGCAGATTGAAAATCGTCGTTTAAGTCTAATGCCTTAAATATTAATTGGCTATCGACGGGACAATTTTTATCTAACTTCTTTTCCATTTCGTCTATATTATATACGCAACCATTATGAGCGCCAACGACGTTGCCTACTCTAAATGGGTGTGCATTTTCCTTAGTAATACTACCTGCAGTCGCAAATCTAGTATGTCCAATAATAATATTGACGTCATTACGTAGACCTTTGATTACTGAATTGTATTCTTTGGTATCGACGAACCTTGAGCTTTCTAGTAGTGATTTATGTATCGTAGCTTGATTACCGACGCCTGCAATACCAGACGAGTGGGCTCCACGGACTTCAGAGTCCATAGCCATCATACGCATAATGCGTCTGACTTCATCCCAGTCTTCTTTGGTATAAGGTCGTTGGCTCTTAGCCATTCCATATATTCCACACATAGTCTATTCTCCTATTCTATTATTAACGTTCTCGGTATCGTCCGACCTGTCGTACCGACTTAAAATTCTTGCACAGACGCCCAAGCTGAAAGGAGTCTGCAACGCAGATAAATAACCAAAAAAACTGCGTCTGCATTTGTTGTTTAGAAAAGTGCTTGGGTCTGTCTGTGTCTTCTTCATATAATAAGTTATGCCCTATTGTCTAGCTCGTAGTTTGCGGACATTTCGTACATTAGTTCTGTAAGCATTTGTCTAGTCTGTCTTGTGTGCTTATTAAACACACTATCCACGTCTAGTATTCTTTCTACTAACATACCATATTTAGACTCTAACGTATTAATCTTACGTTGCGAGAGTCCGAGTTCTGAGTATAACGTCTTCATATCAGACTTCAACTCAATCGCAGACGAACGAACCTTTTCAAGTCGTCTATCTAGCGAGTCGATTTTTATCTTAGTGTCATTATCTAACATATAGTCGTTCCTTGTATTGTAGACTCAACTTAGTTTGAGTCCTTGTTATATCCTAGTCGTTCGTGCTTGTTAGCTAACCTAACGTGCTTACGACTAGCTTTATCTAGTACGTCTTGGTACCAGTCAAGTCTTGTATCACGCTCTTTCGTCGTGTCTTTAAACCAATCATCAAATTCTAGTCTGTTGATTGTTGTCGCAGTTGCAAATTTAGACTTTGCAATCTCTACTGAAAATCGGTGATTAAGTCTGTGCATTTTAAATGCGACGTTCTTAATAAACCAATGTACATCTTTCATTGATGTCGCTTCGTGTACCATTTCGTCGTTTACAAAGTGGTTGTATATGACTACGTTCCACGTCTTTTGTTCATTGTCGTTTGGTACTACGTATACGGATATACTACGAGGCAACGTCTTTATTTCTATTGTTTCGTAGACTTTGTGCTTGTGTCCACAAGAACACGTGCAAGTCTTTGAAGTTGTTATTGTGTCGGTCATTGTTTAACGTCTACCTTTCATTTACTTTTATATATAATAACCCTGATTAAATTACAATTTTTTAAGGAATTAACCTATATATATTTTACCGAGATAAAAGCCATTATCTAGCTATAATCTAGCTAAAAAATGAGGTTTCCAGAATCTTGTACAAGTCTGAGATTTTTGGGTGTCTGATGATTCTACATTTTAAAATATAGTGTCTTTGTATGTGTATCTGATTTAAACGTATTATTTGGACTATTCCTTATTTATGTCTATATTCCCTTATAATGTTAATATTCACTACTATAAAGGAGTTATTACAATGAGTGAAAAAAATAAAAATAATGATGTTAAAGCCCCTGAAATAGCGAAAGTATCTAGGGAATACTTTGACTCACAAATGGCGAAATTTGACGAGCAAGGCAAGAAGTTTAATTTGAAGCCCGAAGTCGTACAAACTATGAAAGATGATTTCGCAGATACTCACGCAATTAAAGGTACTAAATTAGACGCACACTTAGTTAGACTAGGTAATGTTGATAAGAAGTACAAAAAGCTAATTAATCAAATGCAAGATGATGTCTTAGATGTCAATTTGTTGTTTATTGTTGATGGTGTAAGACTATCACGTAAAAAAAGAAACTCAACCATAGAAACCGAAGGAGTACCACAACTAAAACTTGTTTGCGAAATAGTAGACGAGGACAAAGTTTCTACCCCTGAATCCTAATATATACCCTATTATCAGTTAATCCTACCTCACAAGACGCCGATTCAATTAATTTTGGTCGGCGTTTTTCTTAATACTAAAAAAGATTTAGCTAAGGTTTTTTAAGATGATTGTTCACAGATGATATAAATACTAGTGCGTATAATATATATTATGTATAACTACCCCTATATTTAAAAATGCGTCTATAATCTAGCCAAACTAAAAAAACATTGAAATTTTAAAAAAGATTCAGCTAAGGTTTATATAAGGATATATATATTTTTTTGATGATTTAAGTATAATATATATTATGTATAATTGATTAAGCATAATAAGGATTATGTATAATTAATTGAATATAATAAATGTTATGTATAATTAAAAATGTGTCTACTATTTTTATTTACCACTTTCAAAACTGCCCCTTCCCTCTTATTATAGGTCTCTATATGTTTTTTATGGTCATATTTGCCCGATTTTAAGGATTTCGGCGAATCTGTCTAGCTGCTAAAAAAAATTGTAATTACTTCAGCTAGTATCTTTTATTTTTAAAATATATAAAAAGAAAGGCGATGCTTTTACACACCGCCCTATCTTTGTACTTGGTACTATCTAATGTTAGACCAATCATCGTACTTCACAGTCTTAACTTCGCCACCCAAAGTGAAACGATTACGACTATGACGAGCAATAATATTCCATATTACCGCCCTATCTTTGGCCTTACTCATAGAAAAAGTAGGTCTCATCTTGACGTCCTTTCGTTTAGTGTTAATATTTATCATACTACAATATACAAAAGTAATAGGAATATGCAAATAAATCATTTTAAGAGGGCAAATTAGCCCTTATTTGACGTTTTTAACCTATATATACGAAATCCAAATTTTCAACCTAATTTTAGAATTTCTAATTGGAAAAAGACCCGACCCCTATTGTGGAAAAAAGAAGCACACACAATCTTGGCCATTTTTTCAACCAAGGGCGGCGGTTTGGTTTTTTGTTGTTAATATTATTTTTTTTGTGTTTTAAAAAATTTCGGCGGGTAAAATTTTGAAAAGGGTCTCTAGAGCACCGAGTATTATATAAAGAAAAGATTTAATAACACTATATAATTAAGAGCACCGAGTATTAGAAGGTACAAAGAAAAAATTTTTGTTGTCAAGATATTTCTTACCTGTTGTTAAAGATTTATTTTTATTTATTTGTATTATTTACTTGACTGCTGTAAGAAAATGAATGTAAGTTGCATACACAAAAGACAAACGTACTAAATTTTATGTACACATTTACCGACTGGGAGGGTAAAAATGATAAGAAAACTAAATATAGGTGGACATACGTATGAAATACTGGTTGACGAGCTTAAACACGAAAACCCACGTAAAGAATTATACGGTAGACACGAAGTAAAAGAGAATATTATTTACATAAACGATGAAATAGCAGCATCTAGAATGCAAGAAACACTAATTCACGAGGTTTTACACGCCATTTTCTATAATACTGGCTTAGAACACGATGAAAGGCAGATAGAAGCTATAAGTAATGGTTTATTTCAACTAGGAATAGGAGATTATCTGTGGAAGAAATCAGAAAAGCAATCTTAAAATTCAAAAGTCTAGGTAGAACTGACATTGTTCAGAAATTACAGCAAGAATTAGATGCTCTTGAAAAGATAAGTAAGAACCTAGACTGGAAAAGGTACGAAAAAGTACTTAGAGACCAGGAAGACAGGCCAGATATGGAGGATTTTCCTAAGAAATGACAAATAACGACCAAATACTAAGCATGATAAAAGAGAGGCTTGATATAGGCGCCAAAAAATACGGCGAACAGGTGCCGATTGACGGAACTCGTGACAATCTGAAAGAGAGCATTGAGGAGTTATTAGACCTTTGTGTTTATTTATCTGCTGTTGCATTAGAACTGCATAAGAATTATACTAATAATGAAAGAGGCAAGTAATGGCTAAAAGAAAACTATGGTCAGATGAAGAAATAGTAATACTACATCAGTATGAAAAGACAAACAAGTCTGCATTTCAACTGTACCAAGAAGTAAGGCTAGCAGGATACAATAGAACGTATAAGGCAGTAACTAGAAAAATAGAATCATTAGGGTTTAGAAAACCTAAAAGATACAAAACTGGGCACGAGATTACTATTGGGTACCTAGATATTGAATCTACTGGGTTTAGCGCTAATATTGACGTTATGCTTTCTTGGTGTATAAAAGGAAGAGGCGTAAAGAAAGTTGCTGGTGCTTGTATTACAAGAGAAGAACTTATGTCAGAAAAGTCAGATGCACGTATTGTTGAGCTTTTAGTAGACGAAATGAACAAATACGATGTTATTATGACTTATTATGGTACTAGGTTTGATATTCCGTTTATTAGAACTAGAGCTCTATATCACGGAACATACTTCCCTATGTACAAGCAAAAGTCACATAAAGACCTATATTATGTAGTTAGGTCCAAATTAAAGCTACATCGTTCATCTTTGCAAGCTGCAACAGAGTTTTTTGGTATTGATGGTAAAACAAGAATCAAGCCAGAATACTGGCAAAAAGCAAGATGGGGCGATAAAAAGTCTTTAAAGTATGTATATGACCATAATGTCGCAGATGTAGAGATATTAGAGTTATTACATAGAAAACTAGAAGAACACGCACCACCAATGGTGAGACCACTGTAATAGGAGAGAACATGGCTAAGAAAGAAGAAAAGCTAACTATAATGAATGATGGTAAGGAAATAGAGTTCTTATATTCTGATTTAACAGAAGAAGCACAAGCTCAGTACAATAGAGCTAATGAACTTGCTGGTCAATTGATGAGATTAGACCAACAAGCTAATGAACTACGTTTTCTTGCTAATAACTATATTAGATTCGTAATTGACGAACTTGAAAAAGACGTTGACGAAAAAGAAGAAAAATAGTTAAATTATGTTAGAAAGAGTTGTTAAAGGTGTGACACACTACCTTTACGAGAGTGAATCTGAGTTTAGAGAACATCATAGTGGTGTTTCTTTAGTTACTGATTGGAGACACTCAAATACAGGTGATTGGGTTTTAACGGATGACGGAAACGTTTGTCAGGTTTTACATTTAGGTATTCTTAGAAAATCTAAAAAAGAAACCACGTTTATAAGAACTATCATAGGTTCTTTTATATGCTCCGACAAAGTTAATATGGATGGCCCAATGAGAACAAACATGCACACCTTTTCAACTGAAGGTAAATCTCCTTCTGTTAGAAAGAAAGAACGTAAACACGCAACAGAAAAAGAATTTTTGTTTAGCAAGTACGTAGCAAAAGGAGATGATGTGGTTGAAGCATATATGAAAGCTTTTCCTAGTAAAAAAGAAGATTATGCTAAATCACAAGCAAAACTATTATTAAAAACTGATAGGGTGAAAAAATTGATTAGAGAAGAAATAGATAAATATTTAGCAGAAGCAGAGATTACACCTTTATATCTATTAGAAGAAATGCGTGATATAATAGATAAAGGTGGTACATCTGATAGAGATAAACTTACTGCTATAACAACATTAATGAAACTTTCTGGTATGATGGATACAGAAAAACAAACAGAATCTGTAACATTGTTCCAAGGATTTACGAAGGAGCAACTAAATGCAATTCAAGGGAAAGAAGTCAAAAAACTGGAAGAAGTTAAAGTCACACGCGAGAAATAAGCGCTGTCACATCTGTTCATACCATTTAAGAAAAACTGCAGTATATATTTGGGATATTAAAACAAAAGATACAAATAGATTAAAATGTATTAATTGTTTGACTATGTATGATACTGATTTTGAAATAACTGACTTAGGTATAGTAAGAGAGGTAGGATATTCATGAGATTAGCTGTATATGGAACATTAAGAAGAGATTATCCAGACAAAGGTAAAATAGAAGGTTTTAGCTTGGTATTCCCTGGAACACAATCATTTCCTGCTATTATTAAGAATGAAAAAGGTAAAGGAGCTGTTGTAGAGCTTATAGACGTAACTGATGAAGAACTTAATATGTATGACGAATATGAAAACGTTGATGGAGGTTTATACATTAGAACAACAGTAAATGTAGAGCTAGATAACGGAGATACTGAAAAAGCTTGGATTTATGTCGCTGGTCCTAAGTTGTGGGACAAGTCTAAAACTTTTACAGAAGTGCCAGATGGAGATTGGCATTCTATGAAAACATTAATTATGCTAGATAGGGTATATGAAAAAAAATTCGAACAAACCCCAGCAATTTAATATTATACCTCCTGATTTAAATCAGAAAGAAAAAGCATTAGAATTAGCTAGAAAAGACATAATAACTTTTGGTCAAATGTTTTTACCAGAAGATTTTATGAAATCTAGCCCTGCTCCATACCAATACGAGCTAAGTGACCTGTTACTAGGCGATGAAAAAAGAGTCTGCATTATATTGCCTAGAGGTCATGCTAAATCAACTCTTGCAAAAACGGCATTGTTATATCAGTTGTATTTTGCACCTCCAGAGAAAAAACAATTTATTGCTTGGGTATCTGAAGAACAGTCACAGGCTATTGACCATATTAAATATATACAAAACCATATTGATATGAATCCTGCTTTACAATATTATTTTGGTGACTTAAAAGGTAGTAAGTGGACAGAAAAAGAATTTACTACAGCTAGAGGAGATAGAATTATTGCAAAAGGTACATCTCAAAGATTGCGTGGACGTTCGCAGTTGGGATTACGTTATACTAATATTATACTTGATGACTTTGAGTCAGAGTTAAATACAAAAACACCAGATAGAAGAAAGGAAATTAAAGAATGGGTAATGTCCACAGTAGAACCCGCTCTAGAAAACTCCAAAGAAAACGAAGGTTCCATATGGCTTATTGGTACAATAGTCCATTACGATTCATTCCTGCAGGGAGTTTACGACGGCTGGTTAGACGCTCAGAAAGATAATAGAAAATCAGCCTGGGCTGTTATGTATAAGAAGGCCATATTAGATGGAATACCTTTATGGCCAAATTATTTTACAAAAGAAAAACTTCTTGATATTAAAAGCAGATTCACAGACATGGGTCTTGTTCATAAATTTGCACAAGAATATTTAAATGAAGCAAGAGATGTAGAAAATGCTAAGTTCTTAATAGATAGAATACATAACTATAGAGGATACTTGGAAAATAGAAATGGTTTTAATTATATGATGATAGATGAGGCTGCTATACCAGTAAATGTATATATGGGAGTAGACTTAGCTTATGAAGCAAATGCAAAAAGCGACTATCAAGTGATTGTAACTATCGGAATAGATAGTGAAAGAAATATATATTTAATTGATTACTATAGAGAACATTCTCCTTTATATGATATGCCAAAACAAATTATAGACATTGCTAGAAAATATCACCCAGTTAGAAGGGTGAATGTAGAAAAAGTTGGAGCACAAGGATTAATTAAAGACCATGTTAATAAGTTAGCAGGTAAAGATAGAAAACTAGCACCTGGATTGTCTCAAGGTGTTAGGCCACCTGGTGGTATTAAAAAAGAAGACAGACTAGAAGCACTACTATGTCCTATTGTAAATGGTAGAAAGCTTTACATCAAAAAAGAACATCAAGAAATAGTAGATGAAATGTATGAGTTTCCAAAAGGTAGAAACGACGACCTTCTTGATGGTTTATGGTATGCTGTAACAACAGCAAAGCCTCCAAAAAGTAACGCTGTAGATAGAGATAAATTCGAAGAAAGAATGTTAAATAAAGAGAAAAGCGTTGCATCTAGAGCAGTAAGTTGGATTACTGGACAAAAAATATAATTTTTTTCTTGACAACAACGTCGTAAAGTTGTTATTTTAGACGTAAAATACAAATTGGGAGTATATGGCAAACTACGACGATAATAAAAGCAAACCACAAATATCTAAAGAACTCTTTAGGCGTTGGAGAGACGCTAGAGAGCAGTGGGACGCTGAAGCAAGAAATGCAGTAGATTTTACTTTGGGAAATCATTATAGCAACGATGAATCAGATGCTTTACAAGCAGTAGGGCAGGCTGATTTTGTTATTGACAGAGTATATGCAGCTGTTGATAAATTGAAATCTTTACTTACAGCTAGACCAGCAAGGTTTTCTGTGATTGCAAGAGAAGATTCTGATAATAAATTAGCAAACGTTTGGAGAACTATATTAGAATATGTATGGGACATTTCAAACGGTGATAGTACTTTTAAACAAGTAGTACACGATTATGCTGTTACTGGACTGGGATATATGTATGTATATGTTGACCCTGATGCAGATTATGGAAGAGGAGAGGTAAAGTATACACACGTAGACCCTTTTAGAGTATATGTAGACCCAGCATCTAGAGATAGATTTTTTAATGATGCGTCAGGAATGATATTGTCTACTTTTTTAACCAAACAGCAAGTTTTAGACTTATATCCTCAGTTAGAAGAAATGATTGATGATATAGAAGTTGGTGTAAATTCTTTATATGGAGAAGATTATCCAACATCTAATTTAAAAAACAGTAATAATGTTTTAACTCCTGCTGAAGCAAAAGATTTAGATTATAATGTAAATCAAAAATATCAAATACTTGATAGATTTTACAAAGTAAGAGTTCCTTACTATAGATTATTTAATACTTTAACTGGTGCAGAGAAAATAGTTGACCCTGAAGTTTATCTTCAAGTTATTCAAGAAGAGGAAACAGAAAAAGCTATAGAATCTGGAGCTATACAAGTTGAAGAAATACAACAAACAAGAATTGCACAATGCAGTAGCATTGGAGACACACTACTTTATGAGCGTATATTAAACACTGATATCTATCCAATTGTTCCATTCACGAACATTTGGACAAATACTCCCTATCCAAAGTCAGATGTGAACAAGGTTAAGGACTCTCAGAGACTTTTAAACAAGTTATTCTCTTTAACCTTGTCACACGCTCAATCTGCTGCTGGTTTAAAACTTTTAATACCAGAAGGAAGTGTAGATAGTGTAAGTCAATTAGAAAAAGATTGGGCAAACCCAAATGCTGTGATTGAATATAATCCAGAGTTTGGAGAACCTCATTACCCACAACCTGCTCCTTTAACGAGCGAGTTTTATTATTTAATTGACAGAGTAGAAAAATACATAGATTTAAATTTTGGTATACCTGAATTACTACAAGGGTTTAAAGACAATGCTCCAGAGTCTGTTAGAGGTACTATGCTTTTATCAGAAATGGGAGAATCTAGAGGTAAATCAAAATTAAGAGATATTGAAGCAAGTTTGGCAATGGTTGGTCAAGTAGTTTATAACTTATGTAAAGACCACTACAGATTTGCAAAAACATTTAGAATTGTACAACCAAACAATGATATTACTGAATTTACAGTTAATATGAGATTGTACGATGATAAGCGAACTGAATTGTTAACTATAGAGAATGATATTCAACTAGGTCAACATGATATTCGCATTATATCAGGTTCAACTTTGCCTAGCAACAAGGTATCTGAATACAACATGTATCTTGATGCGTATAAACTTGGACTGGTAGATGACGTCGAGGTTTTAAAGAAAACTGAAATCTTTGACAAAGAAGGTGTTCTTCAAAGAAAAGGACAAATGGCACAAATGCAACAATATATCACACAGCTTGAAAATCAAGTTAAGAAGCTAAGCGGTGATTTACAAACATCTGAACGTGAGCAGGTTTCTTCTAGAAAACGCACAGAAGTTGAGAAGTTTAAATCACAATTGAGTGAAATTAAAAGCTCTACGAAAGCTAAAGAAAAAGAAAAGGTGATGCAATTAGGCATGTTGGTAGACCAGATGGGACAATCTTTGGAGGAAGAAGAATAATCAGTCGTGGTTCAGAGTCTTAGACTAAATCACGAAAGGAGAAAAAAAATATGGCAACAGAACAAGAAAAACAACAGGTTGAACAGCAAGACCCAATAGTTGAGGGAGTTGGAAATGAGCCTACTATTTCAATGGAACCTCAAACAGAAGAAGGTGTGGAAGCATCTGAAGAAGTAAATTGGGAAGGAGAAGCTAAAAAGTTTCAATCCATGTACGACAAAAAGGTTGCAGAGCACGAAAACTTGAAGAAAGACAGCAATGACTTGCTTCAGTTAAGACAAGTGTTATCTGAAAAACCTGAATTAGTAGATGTTATTGAAAAGAGCCTTGCTGGAGAATCTATTGAGTCAACAGAATCTGAGAGTACAACTCCAGAAAGTTTTGACCCTTGGGACGCCTACTACAAGCCTGAC